ATGTGATTAGCTGCACTTGCGCTCACACTGCTTGGGTATGAGTGAGGGAAAGTAGTAACCGTATTTTGTGAGTATTGGGCACTGTAGCAACCACCACTGAAACTGGAACTGCTGGTTCCAACCATATAATTCATAAATGTGGTCTGATCAGCAAATCCTCTTATACTGAGACTAGCAGTGTTAGCCGTAATAGAATAAAGATAAACGCCAGCCGTGCAAGTTGTGGATGTAATCGCTAGACTTTTACCATATCCCGAATCGACAGCAAACGTGCTAGTGGTAGCAATTTTCGGTACGTTAGATAAATCTTTTGGTACTGGCCCGTAAATGGCAATTTGAGCTAAATCACCCGAATTGCCAGTGCCACCGTCTATAACAATGCTTACCCCATCAATTTGACAATCTTCAAAAATAATAAACGGCAGATAATAAACTACGGTAGTGCTAAGAGTAGAACTAGACCCCCCAGAAGTACTGATTAGCCCTGCATAGCTGCGGTTTGAACCTAAACCATTGGCATTGAATGATGTAACACCTCCACCACCATCTGCAAATTCAAGTTGACCTATAGCAGTTGAACCTGATCCGCTTATACTTTTAACTTTTAAAAACTTATCAGCAGCAATCTGATTGTCAGGTAATTTTATTGTATAGGACTGACTTGCAGAATGATCAGGGGATTCCAGTTTTACACCATGAGAATTTTGTGAACAGTTAAGCTGTACTTTTCCATTCGTACTACTGCCATCACCTTTTATCTCTACAGAACCAGTTCCATTCGGATTTAATTTTAAATTTCCATTTGACGTTGAGGTGTTTAACTCAAATGCCTGTAAATCCAAATCTCCACCCAACTGCGGAGATGTATCATCTACAACATCACTTATCTTGCCACTTACAGTTGTATTTAAAGCTGCAACATCTACTCCATCAACTGTGCCTGATACTGTGATATCTCCTGTCACATCAATACCAGCCTCGCAATCAACGTTAGTCTTTAAATCAATATGACCATCTGTATTTATAACTATGCTATCTGAACCATTAGTTTGGATTCTTATACTACCAGTGGCAGTTTTATTATTAATAAAATTATCTCCACCTGAATGCATTAACTCTAAGTCTTCACCAGTGCCTAAACGAAGTTCAACACTATCAGGTAATGTTACTGGTGCAGTTGGATTAACACGAGCTACAGAGAGATTACCTGTCGTTACTATATTTTGAGATCCAAAATCAGGATCAACTTTACTTCCTGCTATACCTGCACTTGCGTTTACGTCAGCATTAACAATAGCTCCATCAGCTATCTTGGCAGACGTTATTGATCCATCAGCTACAGTTGCTCCGATTTCAGCTACAGAATTATCATCTTTCTTTGTAAATAATTTTGCTGTATCTGTTCTTACAGCTAATTCACCTGTGACAAGATCACTGGCACTTGGATCGCTACCGCTTGCTCTCTTTAATCTTATTTGATTTGCCATGAGCCGTTACCTCCTAAATTTAATATGAACCGCCATCTATGTTAAAACTAGAGGCACTTTCATCTTCTAAAAATGTAACAAGATCAGATAATGCAACTTGTTTCATCGTCCCAGCATCATTCATAACCATACGATCTGCTGCCGCTAAAGTTGTAGAAGTCGCAGATGTATCACCATCCATGATATTTAATTCAGAAGTACTTACCGTTGCTCCATCCAAGATCGCCACCTCTGTCGAGGTTAAGGCAGCTAAAGCAGCAGAAGCTCCAGATTGACAACCAGATAAATTATCAAGGTCTGCATCATAAGCCTGAACATTCGTTCCAATAGCGAGTCCTAAAGCTGTTCTGGCTGCACTTGCACTTGTAGCACCAGTTCCACCATCTCCGATCGCAAGCGTTCCAGTTATGGAACTTGCAGCTAGATCAAGAGCTAATTCTGTTGACTCGATCACTAAACCACCATTTGATTTGAGATCAAGGCTCAATTCATTACCAGATTTATCTAATCCATTTCCAGCAGTTACATTACCACTGGAAGAAAATGTACTGAATGATAAATTATTTGTACCTACAACAGCAGATCCTTTATTAGAAGTACAAACAAAACCGATATCAGCGTTAGTAGATCCCTGTTCAACAAAAGTAAATGAACCAGCAGCATCAGCACCAGTAGCTAAATCATCAGCCCTCGCTGGTGTATCTCCGACAACATAAATTCCATTCTGTGTAGCTGTACTTTGATCTTTAACAAGAACTCTATCACCATTAGCAAGAGTCACTCCATCCAACGTATCGCCATTGTTCAATGCTGTAGCAATCGTAATATTTGCTGTTGTAGCTGCAACACAACTACCTTTGACATCTAAACCCTCACTTACGCTGTCAACATAACCCTTTGTTGCAAAATGAGCATCAGAAGTAGGCGTAACTCCTGAAACAGTGCTTGTCGCACTAGCCAACTGATCAAGTCTATTTGTTCTTACCTGTGTATCAAAATCAGAAATTTTAGATGCTGTTAGCGTTGGTACGTCTGCAACAACGAGAGATCGAAATGTAGGTGCCGCATCACTACCTGTCGTAGGTCCTGATAATACTAAATTAGCTCCCCTTACTGTTGCCTTATCAAAAAATGCTCCCTTACCACCAATTGCTTCGATAGATGTGGCAGATCCTCCCGCTCCTCCTGTCCCTTTACCTATGACTAATACTTCATCACCTTCTCTAAAGGCTACCTCTGCATTTTCTAATGAAGTTGGGTTTGATGATCCAGTTGATCTTTTAATTCTAATTGTATTAGCCATCAGAAGTTACCTCCATCTACAAGTGTTAGTTTTGTTGTTGTGTTGTCTGCTTTAAATGTATCAGAACTTGAGTCATAGTAAATTACAGAGCCATCAACTTTTGCAGAAGTGTCAAAAGTTACACCACTGATAGATCCTGCTGGACCTTGAGGACCTGCTGTAGTAATCTCGACTGTAGTTACATCAGATACCTGACTGACTACGACTTGATTAGGACTGCTCATGCTGTGTAACCTTCACTTATAAATAGTTTACCCTCTAAATAATAAAATTTGTCACCACTTGGTTCTGTTAGTAATACGTCATAAAACAAAATACTTGGAGTAAAGGTTGCTGTTTGAGTATCCGTTAAAGAGATATCTACAATACCGTTGGCTCTGTCAGTATAGGCAACAGTCCAATCAGCAAATTTTGTGCTTCTATCTTCATTGTAAACCTGTGCAGCTACAGTATATCCTGTAAGATTTATTGCCGATCCAGTAGAATCTTTAAAGGTTAATTTTATAGGAAAGTCCGCTCTTCTATCTACGGTAAAATTTTTCTTTCCTGGAATAATAGCCATTTTTAGCTAGGTTTTGGATATTTTGATTTTACAGCAGCAATATGATCTTTCCAAGTTGTTGTACCATTTATCGCATCTTTATATTGCATATCCAGTTGATCTCCTATCGAAGCGTAGATTGTATCTGTTGTTCCAGCCTCTCCTGTTCTTTGCTTTCGATATAAAACAGCAGCCTCTTCTGCATCAAGTAGTGTTCTAGCCTCATCAACCTTAGTCTGATCTATTGTAACAGTATTTCCATTGCTGTCTTGACAACCTATTCCATCATCAACAAGCACAACATTTGGATATGCTCTAAATATTGCTGATGCGTCTAAACTTGCCATAATTTTTTATTTATAGTATAGCTTGAATTTTTAATCAATTTCCATTGCAGTAATAGTAGAAGTACCAAGTAATTCATTTCCACCATCTGTATTTATTAAGACTTCATTAGAATCTGCTCTGAATTGTATTTTATATGTAGTTGCAGAAGTTGTATTTGGTGAATCTAATTTTTCCATGACCCATGTATAATTTTCCTCACTGCCCTGTTGCCTGACAAACTGATCATTTAATAATTGAGTAGTTCCTCTCATCAGTCTTATTTTATTATCAATACCTCCACCACCAGCACCGCATGAAACAACTGCTCTTATTAAGATTTTATTAGATGATGCAGCAGGTGTTATAGATACATTCAGACTTGGCACATCAATAAAACTTGTAGAGGTTGTTCTGGATTTATCTGATTTTACTGTTTGTTGAACTTGTAATAATTTACCAGCAGAAATAGTAGCACTATCAAGAGTAGTTCCATCTCCAAAATTAATAGTCATTACTGCACCTCCTGTAAAACAAACTTATATTTTTTATTTGTTCTTTTATTAATTAGAAAAAGATCACTTTCTCCTTCCTGTATAGTATAACTTCCCCAAGTTCCGTCAATATCATTTTTATGACCCTCGTTAGATAAATTAAAGTCGTTGACAAATAAATTAGCCCACCTTAAAGAAGATGATCCTAAATCGTAAGCATTATTTGTAGCAGGAGTAAGAGTATGCAGGTTTGTTAAATTTTGACCTCCGATTGAACTTACTATTGATGCTGTGGTGACTAAAGTACCTGTCTCATCAGGTAGAGTTAAGGTTCTGTTAGAAGCAACGGTTGATGGTGCTTTTATTCCTACATAATTACTACTATCAGCATCACCGAATCTAATTTCATTTTGTGCATTTAAAGTAATTCCATTTCCGTCCATAAATAATTGTTCAGTTCCAGAAGAACTAAATCCCATAATATTTGCAGATTTTCTA